ATTAAGAGACAGCGACTTTGAAGGGGAGAGCACAAGAGATATGACTACAGAAAAAACAGAAGGTAAAATACCGGCAGGCTTAAAAGCATACCAAGATAAAAAAGCAGGCAAAGAAGACAAAAAAGAAACTGTAAAAGAAGCAGTACAAATTTCAACAGACAGCCCACAAGAAGCATCAATGATGATGCAACTTTTAAAACTAGCAGGTGTACAAACAGTAGATCAAGCGATGATCAGCCAGGAGCCAGAAGCAGGTGAAAATCCACCACACGGTGAGCCAGGACACAGTTGTGGTCACGATGACGATTCAATGGGTTCAGGCGAGATGGGCAGAATGAGAGACATGATGACTGCACCAGCAGAAGAGAAAGCTGAAGAAACATTTGCGAATTCAATGGGTGATGAGAAAGAAGAACCAAAATATCAAGACACAGACACATTGGTTAATACAATGTCTGGTGGACTTAACTCACAAAAACAACAAGTGAGAAAAGAATACCCAGGCGACAATCCACTTGCAGTGAAAGAAGATACAATCACTGAATTAAATTTAGCTGATAGTTTAAGAGCACAGTATGAAGGTTTCAAAGCACAGTACCAAGAAGCGGCAAAGATGGACGAAGCACCAAAACCTGACTTCTTAGACATGGACAAAGATGGCAATAAAAAAGAACCAATGAAAAAAGCTATCAAAGACAAAGAAGCAAAGTAATACTTTTCCAAACATCCTAACAGCGTTAAATATCTGTATGAAGCTCTGTACAGAACCATGGTCCACTGTGACTATCGATTATAACGGCGATATCAAACCTTGCTTATGTGCTGATTGGAACACCGTGGGTGCTATTGGTAATATATTAGATAAAGATTTAATAGAAATACTCGATTCTAAAAAACTTCAATTGTTTAAGTCACAGATATCAAGTGGAAACTACTCTAGTTGCACAGAAATTTGTCCGGTCAAAGATCATATCACAGATAAAGATCCTTCGGTTATTGATAACTTTACTGTGCCAAATAAAATTTTACTATCTGTCGATATAAACTGTAACTTGGCTTGTGAAAGTTGTAGAACCCACAATATCTTTTCATCAAAAATAAACAATGATACCCTTACAATTTTAAATAAAATTTATGATTTTTATTACGATAAACAAGTGGAATTACAGTTCGATGGTGCAGGAGATCTATTCGCTTCTAAGGCATACCAACATTTTTTACAAAAAAAATTTAATGACAATTTTAGATTTCATATTATTACTAATGGTAATTTACTTAAAAAACAAAAAAAGATTGTTGAAAATATAAAGAATAATATTATATCCATAGATGTTAGTATAGATGCCTCTAATGCCGAAACCTATAAGAAAACAAGGGGTGGTGTTTTTCAGCTGGTCAGAGAAGGTATTGAAATGTGCGTATCCATGGGCATAAAAGTAAATTTAAGTTTTGTCGTACAAGCAAAAAATTACAAAGAGTTAAAAACATTTTGGGATCTAGCTGTAGAATTAAAATGTCATTCTGTTATGTTTCACTTGGTAAGAAGATGGTGGCACATGGATGACACGTGGTGGGAAAAAAATAGTATCGAGCATTTACCAAAAACAGAAAGAACTATTCTTTTTGACCAGATATCATTTCTCAAAAAAGTAGAGAAGATTGTGACTCCCGGTAGCGTCCGTGTGAACATGACTGGAGACCTGTATAATTTTAAACCTTAAATACTACACTATGGCATATGTATCACTAGATAGCGACCAAATTAAGAAGGCGCACAAGAAACACAAATATACTAAAACTCAGGTAGAGCAACTTGAGAAGTGCATGGACGAAAAAACAGGACCGTTATTCTTTATGAGAACTTTCATGAAGATACAACATCCTGTCAAAGGCTCTATTCCCTTCCATCCATTCCCATACCAAGAAAGATTGATAGAAAGTTACAACAACCACAGATTTTCGATTGCCATGCTACCTAGACAGACAGGTAAGACTACATGTGCATCGGGCTATCTTATTTGGTATGCCATGTTCAGACCAGATTCACAGATACTAATTGCGGCACACAAATACGCAGGTGCATCAGACATCATGTCAAGGGTGCGTTATGCATATGAGATGTTGCCGGCATGGATCAAGGCAGGTGTAACACAGTACAACAGGAACAGTATAGAATTTGATAACGGTTCAAAGATATCAGCAACCACAACAACTGAGAACACAGGACGGGGTATGTCACTTACACTAGTTTATTGTGATGAGTTCGCATTCGTGCAACCACCTGAGAAGGCCAAGGAGTTTTGGACATCACTATCACCTACATTATCAACTGGTGGTAAGTGTATGATTACTTCTACTCCCAACTCGGATGAGGATCAGTTCGCACTAATCTGGAAAGAAGCTAATAAAAGATTTGATGAATATGGCAATGACAAAAAAGTAGGGACCAATGGTTTCTATGCCATGAAAGCACACTGGTCAGAACACCCGGACAGAGACCAAGTATGGGCGGATGCAGAGAAGGCCAGGATTGGTGAAGAAAGATTCAGAAGGGAACATGAATGTGAATTCTTGATCTATGACGAAACACTGATCAACAGTATATACCTAGCGGATATGGAAGGTACAACACCAGTGGAAACAACAGGACAGGTACGTTGGTTCAAGAGACCCACTCCCGGGAATACATATCTAACAAGTTTAGATCCTGCTATGGGAACAGGTGGCGACTATGCCGCGATACAGGTTTTTGAACTTCCTAGTTTCGAACAAGTTGCGGAATGGCACCACAATACAACACCCATGAACCACCAAGTTAGAATTTTACAAAGTATTAACAAGCACATACACGACACGATAATGGAAAAAGACACAACAGCATCTCCGCAAATATTCTATTCAATGGAGAACAACTCTATCGGTGAAGCGGCACTGCTGAGAGTCATGGACATAGGTGAAGAACATATTCCCGGAATGTTTCTATCTGAACCTATCAGGAAAGGACATAGGAGGAAATTCAGGAGAGGATTCAACACAACAGCAAAACACAAGATAGATGCCTGTACAAAATTTAAAGAACTTATCGAAAATGACAAAATGAAGCTTAATTCTCAACTACTAATTTCAGAATTAAAGGACTTTGTTGCAAGTGGAATGAGCTACAATGCCAAAGCTGGACAACATGACGATCTAGTTAGTGCTTGTTTGCTAATGACACGTATGATAAAAACATTAGCTGATTTTGACCCTAAAATATTCGAGAAATGGACTGATAGAACATCAGAGCTTAAACCAATGCCTGTGTTTGGATCTTTCTATGGCTAACAAACAAACTAAATAATGCTACATGAACCCAAAAAATTCACAGGACCTATTCAATAAGATCAGATCACAGTTCACAAACATCAGACTAGGTGATGAGAACGGTGCCGCAACAGCCGATTCAGAAAGTGCTGTGTTCTTTGAATTTGAATTCCAGGAAGATTCCGACACATTTGGATCAGTGAGTGTATCAATAGCAGACGGTGAGACCATGAAAGTGTTTTATAACCGTAATCTAGTGGACAAGATAGATGAGGACAGCAAAGGTGAATGGTATGCATTCCTTAAGGAACTGAAAGACTTCGCAGTGGAGCATCAATTACGTTTTGATGTGCGTGATATAACTAAATCGAACCTATCGAAGCAGGACTATGAAAATCTTGCAGATACGAACAAAACGGTAAATACTGATGAAATGTCAGAAGAACTAAACAGAATCACTAAACTAGCAGGACTTGAGAAGGCACCGGTAGCAGAAGGCCTAACAGGTACTTCTAAAAGTTCATTCGAAAATCTAAACAAAACAAAATTAATAATCAGACACAAAGGCAAAGTTGACGAAACTGTGCCAGGTGCAAGATCAAGACAGATACAATCATTATACATCGAGAACGAAGAAGGCGAAAGATTTAAGTATCCACTAACACACCTAGCAGGTGCGAGGGCCATGCAGAGACACGTGTCAAATGGTGGAAGACCACATGACGAATTTGGTGAACACATAGTTGCAACTTCAGAAGACATAGCGAAACTAAACTCATTCTCAAGATATGTTACCAACAAAGATCAATTAAATGACAATGCAGGCGATATCATTACACAGACTAAATTGAAATTAGAGAACCTAAGAGGTTACATGAAGAACATTGCCAAACAAAGTCACTACGAAGCGGCATCAAACGATTTTAAAACAGCAGACGAACAAGTGCTTGATGATGAGACTGTTGCAAAATTGAGAGAGAAATTCACAATGAAGAATCTTGACAACAGAGTAGAAGATGCATTACCACTTATCAATAAAATAATGAGTGAGTATGACGATGAAGAAGATCAAATGAAGATCAAAGACACGCAACCTACTGTGATACCAAAAGATACAGATCCTATCAACGCAGAGCCGGAACCGCAAGTGGACCATGGTGCGATAGTACAGTCATTCTTGACTGACCCGGAATCAAAATTAATTCTAAGGAAAGATGCATCAGCAGACAAGATGTTATCAGCAACAAAATTTAAAGACAAGAGCACAATGCTTGGAGCAATACTTTCAGACATAGCATCAAGGATGTTAACAAAGACAGGTGAGGAAGATAGGATTGCTAACTTCGCCAGCAGAGTTGCAGACGGAATAGAATCAGAAGGTGCAGTAGGATTCAAACCAGGTCCGGACTACAACAGCAACAAGAAGATCGCAGTACAGTTAGCAAAGAGATACATTGATGACTACAAGAAAATGCAATCAGACACAGCATACGCAGACGAAGTGAGAATGGATCCAGAAGATTACAATCCTAAGAAACATCCTAAACTAGACAAGAGAGCTAGAGGTGAATCAACTGAAACAGAAGCATTTGAATCATGGGTTGACGAAACTGTAAACGAATATGCAAAACCAGTTGATTTAACAAACAAAAGTATGTTTAAAACTCCAGGTGATGATGAAGAGAAAAAATTAGATGTAACAAAAGCAGATAAAATGATAGGCTCACCAGCGTACCAAAAGATGAAAGCGGGTGATCCAAAATACACAGACAAGACTGAGAACCAATTAGAAGGGCTGACTTTCGAAGACATCAAACCTTACGTTTCAATGTACACGGACAAAGATGGTAAGAAAGTAAATGCAGTGCTAGACAAAGATGGCGAAGAAGTTTTCAAGACACACGATGCAAAAGCGGCAATGACATACCTATCACAGAACTACGATAAACTAAAAAAAGCCGATGAGGAAGAAACACAACCATCAGTAGAAGCAGAAGAAAGATTAGTAGACTTAGATAAAGAAGTTTTACCAGATCCTGGAACACCATCAGTAGAAACACCAGCAGTAGGAACCGAAGGTGAAGAAGCACCAGCAGAAGAAAAAGATCAAGAAGAAGCAGAAAAGATCAATACAGAATTAGATAGAATCAAACACCTAGCTAACATTTCATAATAAAATACCCACATTACCAATAATAGTAGTAGACAACTGATAAATATAGTTGTATATTATGTACTATATGTCTAATATACATTTAGGCAAATTAAGGCAACTTAAAACTAACAAACATAGGCACACAAGGAGGCTTACATTATGGCATCATTAGCTGAGATAAGAGCGAAGTTAAAATCCCAAGAAGTTAATCGCTCAACTTCACAAACAGGCGGAGACAACGCCATTTATCCACATTGGAATATAGCAGAAGGATCAGAAGCAGTACTTAGATTCTTACCCGATAAGGATACAAACAATACATTTTTCTGGACTGAAAGAAACATGATCAAATTACCTTTCGCAGGTATTAAAGGTCAAACTGATTCTAGACCAGTACAGGTACAAGTACCATGTATGGAGATGTATGGCAAGACTTGCCCAGTACTAACAGAAGTTCGACCATGGTTCAAAGACAAGAGCATGGAAGACATGGGCAGAAAGTATTGGAAAAAGAAAAGTTACATTTTCCAAGGTTTTGTTACAACAAATCCGTTGGCAGAAGACTCAACACCTGAGAATCCAGTTAGAAGATTCATTATTGGACCTCAGATCTTTAACATCATTAGAAGTGCATTACTAGATCCAGAGATGGAAGAGATGCCTACTGATTATGTAAAAGGTGTTGACTTCAGAATCAACAAAACTACAAAAGGTGGTTACGCTGACTACTCAACATCAAAATGGTCAAGAAGAGAAAGAGCTCTAGACGAAGCAGAGAGAGCCGCAGTAGAAACACATGGGTTACACAACCTGGGTGACTTCAGACCAAAAGAGCCAACTGACGCAGAAGTGAAAATAATCAAAGAATTATTTGAGAAATCTGTCGAAGGTGAAGCTTTTGATCTTGAGCAATATGGACAGTATTACAGACCTGCTGGAATGGCTTATCAAGCTAAACCGCAAGTGACTGTACCAACAGCAACTCCAGTAACTGAAACTGCAACTGCACCAGCGGTGGCACCAGTAACTGCACCACAACCAGAGGCGGCACCGGCAACGGCGGCTCCAGCTGGCGATAGTGCCAAGAGAGCTGAAGACATCTTGAAGTTGATTAGATCTAGACAAGCAAAATAATCTGACATTTTACCAAGGCCCTGATATTGACGTTAGGGCCTAGGTATGTTAATATATGATATACAAAGGATAAAATTATGACAAAAGTATTTGACGCAACAAAGTTTAGAAAAAGTATTACAAAATCAATCCAAGGATTAGGAATTGGGTTCAGCGATCCCACAGATTGGATCAGCACAGGAAATTACGCATTGAACTATTTGATGACTGGAGATTTCAACAAGGGAATTCCACTGGGTAAGGTTACTGTATTTGCAGGAGAATCTGGAGCAGGTAAGTCATACATAGCATCAGGAAACATTATCAAGAATGCACAGGAGCAAGGTATATTTGTTATACTTGTTGACACAGAGAACGCATTGGATGAGAAATGGTTACAAGCATTGAAAGTAGACACATCGGAAGAGAAACTTCTAAAATTAAGTATATCAATGATCGATGATGTAGCTAAAACTATTTCAGAGTTTATGAAAGGTTACAAAGAAGCACACTCAGACGACAAGGAAGGTGCTCCAAAAGTATTGTTCGTTGTTGACTCATTAGGTATGATGCTTACACCAACAGACGTTAATCAATTTGAAGCAGGCGACATGAAAGGTGATCTAGGTAGAAAACCCAAGGCATTAACAGCACTTGTAAGGAACTGTGTTAACATGTTTGGTTCATGGAACGTAGGACTTGTAGCAACCAACCACACATATGCATCGCAGGATATGTTTGATCCAGATGATAAGATATCAGGTGGACAAGGATTTATCTATGCAAGTTCAATTGTAGTTGCAATGAAAAAACTTAAATTAAAAGAAGATCTTGATGGTAACAAAGTCACAGACGTGAGAGGTATTAGAGCGGCTTGTAAAGTTATGAAGACCAGATATGCTAAACCGTTTGAAGGTGTACAGGTCAAGATTCCATACGAAACAGGAATGAACCCTTACAGTGGACTTGTAGACTTGTTCGAGAAGAAAGGTATACTTGTACAAACTGGAAACAGACTAAAATACATTGATAAAACAGGTAAGGAACACATAGACTTCAGAAAACAATGGATAGGTGATAAATTAGATATGCTAATGGCAGACTTTAAAGAATCCACGGATTTTGCTGATAAAGAAGATACAGACGCTCCTATTGAAGTAGAAGTAAAGCCAAAAGCAAAAACTAAAAAAGTAGAACCAATTAAAGAAGAGAAATAGATGATAGACTTTACACACGAAGATATTGAACGTTTGTGGAACTCGATTATACATTACGTCCCTGAGAGACAGAAATTGGACATGGCTATCGACTTCATTAAAAGTTTGGAAGACATCGGTGTAGAGGTTGATGAACTAAAAGCGTCTGCTGAATACGATCCAAAACTTGAAGAAGCAATAGCAACTGTGTTCGAGGAAGAGGAAGTGGACGAAGATGGATATAGTGAGGATGAATGATAAACTGGTACAACGAAGTAAGTAGGAACCTATCCAAGATACCTGATTGTGTAGCATACTTTGACCTAGAATTAATAGAAGCAAAGAAGCAGTGCAAGATATTTGGCAATTTAGAAAGAGCGGCCGCTTCATTGCCCGGTATAGTCGAGGAAAGATTTGGACAACTGCAACAGCTAGAGGCCATACTTGAATATCTAAACATAGAATTAAGAAGATTAAGATCCAAAACTTTTAGAAAATTCCTTGAGAACTACAACAGAGCATTAAGTAGCAATGACGCAACAAAATATGTTGACGGGGAAGATGATGTAGTTGATATGACAAAAATAATCAACGACTTTGCACTGATAAGAAATCAGTGGCTATCCATCACCAAAGGCTTGGATCAAAAACAATGGCAAATAACAAACATTGTTAAATTGAGAGTAGCGGGTATGGAAGATGCTGACATCTAATAGAATAATACTCACAGACGTAGACGGAGTACTGTTGGAATGGGAACACCATTTCACCAAGTGGTTACAGCTAAGATCATACTTTGACAAAAACGGAAACAGGAATTATCCTTACAAGTTAGTAGATATAGGTCAAGACGACTATGAGATGGCCAACAGATTTAATATTAGTAAAGATACAATCCGACAAGAGATCAGAGAATTTAATAGAAGTGCATGGATGGGAACGCAACGACCCATGCTAGAATCACAAACTTGGGTAAAGTTACTTCACGCAGAAGGATGGACCTTTGTACCAATAACATCACAGACATCGGATGTTCCGGCACAGTGTCTACGTAAAAAAAGATTAGGTGATTTATTTGGTGAACATGTTTTCTCAAATTACCACATACTAGGTACAGGTGCAGACAAGGACGGTGCATTAGCAGAGTTCCATGACACCGGGCTGTATTGGGTCGAGGACAAGCCTAAGAACGCACTAGCCGGGCTCAAATACGGTTTAAAGCCCATATTAATTGACCACCCATACAACAAAGATTTTAATCACCCTGACATCATACGTGTAAATAATTGGAAACAAATACACGAGATATTATCCAAATGAAAGTTTATGTAGGTTGGGATCCTAGAGAAGATATAGCATACCAAGTGTGTGAACACTCCATCAAACGTAGAGATTCTGAGGCAGAAGTATACCCACTAAAACAAAATGAAATGCGTCAGCAAGGCATCTATACCAGAGAAGCAGACAAGTTAGCAACAACAGAATTCACATTCACAAGATTCTTTGTACCTCATCTTAACAATTATAAAGGCTGGGCAGTTTTCTGTGACTGTGATTTCTTATGGAAGATCCCATCAAAAGAACTTGAACAATACTGTGATGAGTCTAAAGCAGTTGTTTGTGTGCAACACGATTACACACCAGAAGAAGGATCCATTAAGATGGATGGACAAGTACAGACTGCATATCCAAGAAAAAACTGGAGCAGTATGGTACTTTGGAATTGCGGACATGAAAAGAATAAGATGCTAACACCCGAGTTTCTAAATAAACAAACTCCAAAGTTTCTACACAGATTCAGTTGGTTGGAAGATTCAGACATTGGATCGTTACCTCACAACTACAACTGGCTAGTTGGTTGGTATAAAGAGCCTAAAGACGGGGCACCAAAAATACTACACTACACAGAGGGAGGACCTTGGTTCGATGGTTACAGAGATTGCGAGTATTCCGACGATTGGAAGAAAGAAGTCATCAACCTGTTCAGTGCATAATGGAATTCTTTAAAAGATTAGATAAAAAATACTATCATACAGATCCAATAGAACACATTATTGGGAAACAGATACGTACTGTGCCCGAGTACGATGATCTGTACGAGAATCAAACACGTTTTGATGGCGCAGTCTGGACAAAATTTAAAACAACATACAATTTAATTTGCCAGTTCCATGAGGACATACGAGATATAGACCTTTCGAAAGATATCATATGTTTATGGTTCTTTCGAGAACGAGCTGATAGAGATGCCGGTAATGATATAAAACTAGACGGAAAAATAATAACCTATCAAGCAAATACACTGCTTATCACCCCCTCAAAAGAAATCAGAATAAAAGAAAGGAAGACATTCTTCCCTAGAAGACCTTGTGTGCAGATAGACATCGACAACGAAATCTACGTAAATATAAAAAAACAATTAGATATTAATTAAAAGGATTTCATGACTCGTGTGCATAAGCATATCATTATCAGGGCAGATGTATTAGATCCGCCGACCAACGAAGTCGACACAAGCAACAAAGTTAGAGAGC